CGCCTGTTTCGCGCCTCTGGAGAGATCCCTGGTATCAGCCTCGAAAACTGTTTTAAGGTTTTGTGTTGCCGACATGTCCGACCTTGCTTAAAAAATCGTTTATTTTTGCCTGCCTCTCCTCGTTACTCATCTTGGAGAGCTTCTTCGCAACCACAACGGCATCGTCCTCGTCCGGTTCATCCCACGGCATCGGCCAGAACTTCCGTTCGTCGTTCACACGATCCTTCTTCGCTACGAACAGGTTGACAACCCGAATGCACAGCCCCCTCACGAGATTGCCCATGTGGATTCTCCCACCCTCAGCCTCGTTACGGAATGCATCCATCGCCTCAAAGAACTCCCCCATTCTCATGGAATAGAAGTCCTCCCGGGTCATATGGAGAAGTCCGAAGGCCCAACCCCGGACCTGTCCGATGGTCGGATAGGTGACTTCTACTGGGCCTCTTCTTTTTTTGGCTTGTCCTCCGGGAGATCCGGAGCAGACTGAGCCAGATAGATACGGACGAACTCGTTGACGACATTGATTGCCTCAGTCGCCCGAAGATCGTCGAGCAGATCAGGCGAAACCCTTTCATCCCTGCCGGCGATCCTCTCTCCCTCGTTGATGCAGGCAGCCATCAAGCCGCCGATAACAGAAGGAGAGAGGCTGATGACGTCGGACACGTCCTGAAGGGAATCCTTGCCTGCGGACTTCAGGTAGCCGGTGATGGCTCTCCAGTTTGCTTCGACCGCCCACTCGCGACCGCGAATAGTGATGGTATCCATACTACAGCGTTACTTTAGTGAGGTTCCGACTGCGGAGCTGGAGGCCATAGGTGCTATCCTCGTCAGGATCCGCCGGCGTGGTCTCCGTGTAGCCGGTAACGATGGCGGTCCCGGAATAGTTCACACCATTACCGCGCTCGTAGACAATCGAGAACGACGTCTTCCCCATCGCCAGCGCCATAATGGCGTCATTGTTCAGACGAGAGGAATCGTCATCCGTCACGTCGAAAAGTCCGTTGACGGTAAAGTTGAAAACGTGGCTGGTGACGCGCTTGTTCTTCACCCCCGCGTCATCCTTGGTCGTGGATTCCTTGGTGTTGGGCTCCACGGAAAGCTCGTCAGAAGTAACGCCGACGAATGTCTTGCTGCTGGTCGTCAGATAGACGTTAAAACCCCCTTGTCTTGCCATGTCTCAATGTGTTTTTAAGAGGTTTCATCGAGGTCTTCGCTCTCGATGGTAAGATTGTAGGTGCTATCCTCGTCGGGATTCGCGGGATTGGTCTCGGTGTAGCCAGTGATGATACCGGTCCCGGAGTAAGCCTGCCCGCTTCCGCGGACGTAGTCGATGTCAACAACGGCAGCCGCACCCGTCTTGCAGGCCAGCTCCAGGATGTCGTCGTTGTCAAGCATGGTCTGTCCACCACCTGTCATATCGACAAGGCCGGAGACGCTGAACGTAACAGTGTTACTGACGATGGACTCCTGCTTCACACCGGAATTCTCCTTCACGATGGATTCCTTCGTGTTCGGAGAGACGGACACTTCGTCAGAGGTGACGCCGATGAGATACTTGTTGTTGACCTTGATGCGAATGTTATAACCTTCTGTCATACTGTTGTAGTTCTATATTGGGTTATGCGATATTGATAGCCAACAGACCAAGTCTCCTGAAGGCACTCCTTCTTGAGCTGTGAAATCTGTCGCACTGTGTATCCGCCGGAAGCGAAATTCGTAAGGATCACCGAGTCGATGGCGTCGGCTGTGTTCTGCGCCTCTGACGGATCCTTGGAGTATCCGCGGACAGAGACGTCTGCGACGATCTTATAGATGCCATCCTTGTCGTAATGGGGAGTGTAGTCCGCCTCATATACGGCATACGGATAGTCCTTGCTCTCGGCCTCGGAGAGGAAGAGCTTGACCGGCGTCTGTAGCGAGGCGCAGAGTGTAGTGAGCAGCGATCCTATGTTCTCAGTCATTTCACTTCAGTAGTTCATTCTCGCGCCTTTTCATGGCGGCGACGAAGTTTTCGAAAATCATTTGCTCCCATCCGCGGATGGCATCATCGAAGAAGTTCTGGTGCGGCTGTCCGATATTGTTCCGCCGGCGACGGTTCCCTTTCTTGATGGGATACACGAACTCGTGTCCAGGATCACGGTGGGCCAGAGTTCCATAGTTCTCCCAATACATCTTGAACCAGTCGTTCACCTCCTTGTCAGATTGCTTCTTCCGCTTGAAGGCGCCGATTATCACCGTAGAGTTACCGTTCATCCGTCGCTCGGCCTTGATGACCTTCGCCTTGATGAGCTTCCGGTATTCCTTCGGAACAGCGGACCGGATCTTCTTTGCGACCGGCTGCGCGGCTTCCTTCATCGCGGCTTCCGTGACCCTTAGTGCGTTCGCCGGAAGCCTCTCGAACGATTTCAGGCAATCGTCAAGACCCTCTATGCGGATCGAGGTGGACATATCAGTCGATTGACTGAATGGATACCGTGCAAAGAGGCGAAACCCTGGACACTGTGTCGATAGACAGAATCTCGTAGCGCTTTCCCGAGATCTCGACCTGCCACCGCGTATTCATCCCGGCAACCTTATAGATAACGATGGAGGCGTTGTCCCTACCATCATAGTTATCATAAGCAAGCTCGTCGGTGATTTCCTGGTCCACTTTCGCATAGACCTTGGAATGAGCGGTGTAAGTAGACGATTTCTCGCCCTCGGACCCAATGCCCGCGGTCGGCGCATACAGGGTCACCAGGGTGTCGAGCTCGCCAATGTTGAACCTGTTCTCCATCATCGGCCCTCCCAGCGCCTATACGGGCGGAGGAGGTTACGCGCCGTTGTCCGGTCGCGTTCCTCCGGACGGTCCGTAGGGTTGTTGAACAGGCTTCCGGCAAGAAGAAGGATAGCGGCTTGGATGTCCTCCGGGACCTGAGCGAGGCCAGCCTCGTACACGATGACAACCTTCTTTCCGGTCACGGACTCCGCGAAGGTCAGCGACCCTTCGTCATACTCGTAATCCTGGCAATCCTCTCCGTCCACCTTCACCGAGACGACCGAACGGACCGGCCATCTCAGTGATAAGGTGGATTCGAAGGAGGAGGATAGCGTGAAGACGGAAGGCGCGATGACCGTCGAGATCTCGTTCTCCGCAGACCGGGTCGCAGCGCGGAGCTTGTCGCTCAGCTCTGCGTCAAGGTCAGTGCTGGTGATCCGCAGATGCCTGCGGAAATCGGGCAGCGTCGGGCAGCTGATCTCAATGATCTCGCGGGTTTCCATGACTCAGAAGGTTTAGGCGGTCGTGATGTCCTTGATGGCGGCGAAGGACTTCGGCTCGACGACGGCGCAGTCGTCCCAGGAGTTCAGGACGAAGCGGACGTCACCGTAGGCGGCGAGGGTGTACGGATCGATGACGATGTCGACACCACCCCAGTGGCCGATGTAGAGATCTTCCCAGTTACCGAAGATCATCGCGGAGCAGCTGCCGGTGGCAGAGCCCTTGGTGAGGTTCGACGGAACGAGGTTGGTCCATTCGACATCGTAGCCGTTGGACTTGCCGTCCTCCAGGAGGAAGCGGGCGGTGTTGTTGGCGCGCTCGACGGTCTTCATCGCGCCGATGACCTTGGCGTTGGTCAGGTAGGCGAGCTTGCCGCGGTTCCCGTTGTTGGAGTTCACGACGGTCTCCAGCTTGACCACGTTGGCCCAGCTGATGGCAGCGCCATTCGTGCCGCCGGCGACGGAGCCGATGCCGTCGGTGTTCAGGATACCGGTCGGCTGGTTGGAGGAACCGGAGCCGTTGATGCAGGCGGCCTCCAGGAGTTCGGCGTGGGCGGTCAGGATCTTGTCCATGATGATGCCCTCGACGTCGATGGAGGTCTGCTTCAGGAGATCCTTCGAGAAGGCGCCGATGACCGCGTTGCGGTGCGGAGTCAGGGTGACGCGGGCGAAGGTCGCCTTGGAGACGGAAGCCTGGGCGCCTTCGGCGAGCCACTGGGCGGTGACAGCACCAGCGCTCACGACAGGCACGGAGCCGACGAGGTCACCGAGGACGGTGGCGCCGAGCTTGGCCACGACGAGTTTCTCCTTCAGGCCGTCGACGTAGCGCGGAGCCATCTCCTGCTTCGCATAGCCACCATCGGCGTTGGTGGTGTAGTTCTGGCCGGCGCTGGAACGGAGAGCGGCGGAAGGGAGGACGACACCACGGCGGTTCAGGCCGAGGCGCTTGTACTCTTCGGCGCCCATCTTGGCGACTTCGGCCTCGATGCCGGTAAGGCTCTTGCCCTCCGGATCCTCGGCGAGTTCACGGATGAACTTGGCGAAGGAGAAGGCGCGACCGGCCTCCTTCTCGAGGTTTGCGAGCTGACGCTCAGCCAGGCGCTGCTGCGCGGCTTCCACCTTGCTCGCCTGATCGAGCTCCTTGGTGAGCTCAACGGCCTTCTCAACGGCGGCGTCATAGGCAGCCTCGTCGGCCTTCTTGTCCATGCCCTGGATCAGCTTGACCTGGGCGGACAGATCCTTGCGGATTTCAGCGATGTTACGCATAGTTGGTTGTGGTTTATTGTTTATAACAAAGCAGACGACGCTGCCATAGCTATCTGTGCGGCCTGAAGGACGGACTTGACATCGCGCTCCTCCGGCGCAGGATCGTGCTGAGGATCCGGTGCGGGATCCGGATCCGGATCAGCGGGCTTCGCTTCAGCGCGAAGCGCTTCGAGTTCCTCCTTTGCGGAGTCCTCTCCCTTCCTGGTCGCGTTCGCGTTCGAAGGAATGTTCACGACGGATATCTCCAGGAGTTCCTGTCCGTCGTAGTAGTAGGTCTCGCGGGCTTCGTTCGGGGCTTCCTCGCCTTCGCCCCAGTGGCCCTTCCCGAGAGGGAGGAAGCCGACAGAGACGGAATTCAGGGAGCCGAACAGGATCTTCTGGAACACCTTCTCGGCGAGCTCATTGATTTCCTTGGGCTCGAAGGTGATATCGACCATGAGTTTCTCGTCCTCGACATAGGCGTGCCCCTTCCCGATGACAAAATCGACGTCCTTGGTGTCCCAAGCGCCGTAGATCTCATGGTTGTAGCCGATGATGGGATTCGAGTTGAACCGTTTCAGGTCCCAGTTCTTCTGATTGAGAACGGTGTGTGCCGCGTCACGGGAACCGTCGGACGCAACGAAGGTGATCGTCCTGGTTTCCTGGTTCTTCTTCCGGATCTCCGGCGAGAAGGATCTGACTCTTATCTTATCCATATTACTCATTGTTTTCGGACTTTCCGACAACGCCGGTGTTCAGCGGGTAGAGCATATCGTCCAGGCCCTCCTTCCGGCGCAGACCCTCCAGCTCGCGGACCTCGTTCCGGCTCATGTAGCCGTCAAGGATTGCGTTATGGTAGTATGCGCTCCGCGCCTGAGTGTCGCCTCTGAGGAGACCGTCCAGGGAGAACTTCACGCTGAAGACATCCTGCTCGCTCTCGAAGAAAAGTTTCGCCTCGAGCTCGTCCTCGATTCGCTTGACGGTTGGACGGAGGGAATACTGGACGAACTGGATGGTCTGGTGCTCGATATTGGAGAAGGTCGCATGCGTGAGCTCAGCCAGCATATGAGGCGGAATATTCAGAATCCGGCACACGTCATTGATCGAAAGGACCTCGGACTGAACCAGTGCGGATGCGATCGGATCCACGGCCAGCTGCTTGTACTTGACGCCGTATTCCAGGAGCGGAGTGTCGTAGTTATTCGCACTGGCCTTGAAGTGCTTCATGAACTTTTTGAAGCTCTCGTCGTCAAAGTGGCCTTCTGTCTCCATGACGGCGCGGATGTTCCCGCCCTTCTCGAAGAACTCGGACGCAAACTGTTCCGTCGCATAGGATTTACCGAGAGCCATCGCGTTGTACACGACAGGATTCACGCCCTTGATTCCATCGAGCGTAACGAGCATGAAATGCAGGATGTTGTAATCCGGATACATCCCGGCCAGGAACTCGAACTTCGGATCCGACGGGACTACCTTATACCATTTACGGCCGGCGATGATTGTGATGCCGGCGATCCAGGAAGGGTGCAGCTGGTGGAGCCACTTCGGATCTCCGTATGAATCGCGCTCGATGAGCGCATATCCGTTCCCCCATCCGTCCAGCCAGGTGTTCTCCAGGTTCCAGAAATCGAACTTGTTCGTGTACGGATTCGGCCGGACGTTGATGATCTTGTAGGCGGGATGATAGGAAGCATCGACGAGACCTTCGTCTGTGCGCTTCTTCACGAACTTCGGGAAGGATGCGATGTTCTCCGACCGGATCCGGATGCCGGCATAGAAAGCGGTCAGCTTCATCGCCGCCGAATTGTTCATGTTGACTCCGAAACTCGCGTCCGGCTTGACGATTGAGTCAGGGCCTACTACGACGTTCGCATCGCCACGGAGCGATGCGAACCAGCGGGATATGCGTTCAAAAACAGGCATGCGGTGCCACTTTGCCGCAAAAGTAGGCACCGCGTATGTGAAAAGTGTGGCCGTTTGGCCACACTTTAATAATGCACGTCTATTTTTCTACGGACTTTCCGAAATGCGTCATAGGACTTGAACCTCGAGACGCCGTATTTCTCTTCGAATTCCAGCTCCATTTCGTGGTAGCATCGCCGGAACGTGAGCCGGCCGCCGGCACGCCGGTCCGACCTGATCCTCTCCCAGAAGACCTCGCAGAAACCACGCGCCGACACCATACGAACCAGGTCATCCATCTTACAAATCCTTCCAGCTTTCATCATCATCACCGTCCATCGTGCGTATCGTATGATCGACATATATCTCCTTCGTCTCTCCGTTCGTGACGTTCAGCCATCCGCCGATGGCATCGACCAGGGCGACAACGCCGTCGATCTTGTTCCTGGACTTCGCCTTGTTCAGTTTGATGTTTGCATTAGGATCCTTCCAGATCACGACATTCCGGAACATCCAGCGGATGACCGGATTGTCCAGGAAATTCATCTCATGCTTCAGGACGCGGCCTTCCAGGTCCTTCGTAGGGACGGACATGTACCGGATGCTCTGCTGGTATTCCACGAGCTTGTCCGTGTACTGCCCGAACTTGTTCTTCATCTGCCACATTCCCCATGGGTCGTACGCGATAGCCTTCACGTCGTATTTCTCCAGCTCATTGAACAGCTGCGCCAGATACCATTCCTCATCAAGGGCGCTCCCTGGAGCCACGGTGATCCATCCCTGTTCGCTCCATAGCCGGTAATCCACGACGTCGTTCTCGACGCCCTTGTCGATAATCTTCGCCTCGGGGATGGTGAACAGATATTTCACGACATTGAACTTCGGGAAAAAGAGGGCCGTCGCGGTGAGGTCCGTCTTCGACGCGAGGTCGATGCCGACGTAGCACTCCTCGCCGTCCAGCTGCGCCACATCGAAGTCCGCGTTATTCGCAGCGACATCGTCGTCAGGAATCCACACCTCCGGAGCATCCACCCACATGTTCAGGTTCTTCGTCTGGAAAGCGGCGAGCGTGGATCCGCCTTTCTCCTTCGCCTCCTTGCATTCATCGGCCATGTACTTCTCGCCGAGCGACACGCCGAAATTCGGATTCACCTTCTTCCAGGTCTCCGGATCATCCCATCGATCGCCATCATCTGGCTCATACAGGAGGATGAAGTGGTTGTCCTTTTCCTTGATTCCCAGGAGGACCTGACGAAGGAACTCCAGATCGGAGAAGTATGGATACGAGGTGTCGGTGCCGGCGGTGGAGATGGAGAAGATGAGCGGCTGAGACCGCGCGCCGGTGCCGGTTTTCAGGACCTCATAGATCTCGTTCGTCTTCCAGGCATGGCGCTCGTCGCAGATCCCGCAGTGAATGTTCAGGCCGTCCTTGTTTTTCGTGTCCTTCGATAGCGGCTTGTATGATGACGCCGTGTCCTCGATGACGATGGATCCTTTGCGGAACACCCTGGCAAACTCGTTCAGCTCGCAGTTCCGGACCATCTCGGCGGACGTGTCGAAGCAGATCTTCGCCTGAGCCTTGTCCACGGCCGCAGAATACACCTCAGCGGCGGACTCTCCGTCGGCAATGAGCATGAACAGGGCAATCACGGCCGCAAAGGTCGTCTTCCCGTTCTTGCGCGGCACGTACACGTCCGCATAGGTGAAGCGCCTCTTCCCGGTGGACCTCAACTTCCAGCCGAAGATGTTCGCGACGACGAAGAGCTGCCAATCCTCCAGGAGGACGGGCTTTCCGGCGAACTCTCCCTTGAAGTGCTTCAGAATGCTACCAAACCGGACGACCTTGTTCACTGCGTGCCAGTCCATGTAGATATCGTCGCGGTCTTGGTCGTTCCTGTATCGCATGCAGGCGAGGACAACCATCTGGCAGCTCGGAAGCGTGCCATCCAGGACCGATGCTACGTAAGCCTCGACCCTACTGCTCGTCGACCCCCTCTCCGTCTTCATACTCTATAGATGCAAAAATGCGCTTGATTCTATCGGCGGGCTTCTCGTCGACCGACTGTGGCTTGATGCGCTGCCTGTCTACCGGAGACAGGCCGAAGTTCGAGCCGATCTTATTTAGGTTCTGGATTGTAGTATTGATGACATACCTGGCAGGATTTGAGTGCCAGATTTTGTTCCCCTCCTTATCTAAAGTTGCGTACATTACACCGACACGCTCCTCCTCGTCAAAAGCCTTCAGCAGCCAGTCATATTCCCTCGCATACGCTACCAGCATCAAGAGATCCGCCTCGGTCAGAATCTTGAGATTGTTGCAGGCGCGGGCGACTTTTCGATAGATCGACTTCGCTCTGTCGGATAGTTCTGAATAACCGACCACTTGCCACATCCGGATCTCTGCGAGCTCTTTGCCGGTGGACACAGAAGGGCGTTCCCGGTCTTTTCTGGCCGTTCCCCTGAGATTCAGAACCTCTTGTGGTAGCTTTTTTCTCCCCATTTCCGCTGATAGATATTAAGAATTTTTAATATCGGTCATCGCGCGCGCCTACACGGGTGTGAGAATTTTGACAGCGCGCGTTCGAGACTGGGGGCGTGGTCTTGGCAGCGGGTCGCGAAAGAGATTTTGACCCCCTACCCCTTCCGTTCATATGCGCGACGCAATTCATCATACAATCCGCTTACGAAATTATCCTTGACCAAACTGAAACCATCCGTCAACTTCAGGTCCGCCCTCAATCCA